GAATGTTACCACTTTTCCGAGAATGTTCCCGCTTTTTGGGGGAGAATGTTACCATTTTCACGGCACAAAAAAAACGCGCCCCGCCAATTTCGACGGGGCGCTCATAAGCGTTATTTGTTCAGTTTGGCAAAGGTGATTTCATATTCGCCCATGGCAGTAAAGGTGGCAAGGACAGCGTTCAGGGCTGCCAGCGCAGCATTCTCAATCGTGAGACCGGTGGTAAAAGCCGTCGCAAGCAGCATGGTAGCGAGGCACACGATGTACACAAATACTCTGGTAGGAATCTTCCAAACCTTGTCCAGCGGAACCTTGAAAAGCTGCACGACAAGCAGTGTGAAGGTGGCCGCACCCGCGATGGTGGCAAGGTATGCCCACGTCAGCGGTTCGGTCGGAGTTGCGGCGGCGGTTTCGCCCTCCGCCAGAGCCATGACGGGGACAGCAGCCAGCACCAGAAACAGGGTCAGCATCAGCGGGGTAAACAGTTTCTTCATGTTCTTCATAGGTTATTCTCCTTTCAATTTCGGGTCGCGAGGTAGGTGTCGAGTTCCGATTTCACGGTTTTCAGCTTTTCAATGCCGTTTCCCGTGATCTCGTGCATCAAAAGTGCGTTCTGCACTTTGAGCAGTTGTGCCATGTCCGCAGACAGCTTGTCAAACTTTTTGTCTCCGGCATCGAGGCGGGTTTGATGCGCCGCTTCCACGCGCTCCACACGGTTCAGCCGGTCGTTTTGACCCGCTTCTTGCATAGAACGGCAGCGAAGAAAAAGGTGTCGGAAGGCCTCCACACCTTTATCCACAGCCACAAGGGCAGCCAAAACTCCCAGAACAAAGAGGATGGTGGTTTCCAAATTGGACAGGTTCACGATGGTTGTGTCCATCGGTTACACCCCCAGAATTTCGCCGATGCGGACGTGGAGGGCTTCAAGCTCCGCTCGGCTGATTTCGATTTTTTCTTCGTCCCCGCGTGTAGCTTCGTCATCTTCCGTTTTTCCCGGCGCTTCCTCTGCGCTGATGCAGGTGAGGTAGGTTTCGCCATTATCGCCCGTCATAGCATAGCCGGTCACGCCGCCGTGGCACACCTGCCACCACGCCGCGTCCGTATCGTCCAGCACGTCCACGGTCTCACCGCGGTTTACCCGTCCCAGTGCGGTTGCGTTTTTGCCTTTGGCCGCCCGGATGTTGAGATAACTGCCCGGACAGGTAACTTTTGCTTGATGCAAGGGATTCACCTCACTTTTATTATCGTTGGGTTGACCTTCGACGGTTTCAGCTTTGCCGCTGTCACAGTCGATGTACGTCACGCTCACGCCCTCCCGCATAGCCTCCTCAACGGCGGCACGGAACGTGTCCATCGTCACGCCGTACAGACGGGACCAGTGCAGGATGTCGCCGTGATTACTCGCCAGCTTGCGGCTGTTCAGCTCTCGGTGATCCATGACCGCCAGCGCCGCGCCTTGCGAAAAGTTGCGAACGACGGCTTGCGGGGTCGTACCGAACAGCATACACAGGTGCGCAGTCAGATCGACTGCCGCACCCATGACTGCCGCTTGAAAGTACGCTTCGTCCTTTTTGTTGTCCTCGCAGATTTCAAAACCAACGTAGCCGAGCTTGTTGGCATTTCCGTTCGTACCGCTGCCGGACAGCCAGCAGCGATAGTTCCACGGGAGAGTTTGATAGACCGCCACCGTACCGTCCGCCAGCTTGCCGATGTATGCGGATGCGCACACGTTCAGCCCTTTGCGGTTGTGCGAGTTGCCGTTGGTGTTCTTGCCCAGCCGTCCATCATCTGGCTGAACGTAGCGCTTCAAATACGGGTTATTCGCCCCCGTGCTATGTACCTGTACCCCGACTGAGGTCTGCTTTGTACCGCGGGTATAGCAATCTGCGTTCGTGAAGAAGCGCCGATAGATAATCAGTTGCCGCACGGTTCATCACCTCCGTTTGTGCGGCTGACTGGCGTATTAGCTGCCGCCCTTGGCAAGGTCAGGAAACTGCTCTTCGAGCTCGTTGATACGCGCCCGCCACTCAGCGCGCTTGGTCGCAATGTCCTTGATGTCGGCGGTCACATCCTTCAAAAAGGCAATGATGCCGGTGGCGCTGGTACAGGCCAGCAGACCTTCAAGGGTTTTGAGGATGCTGTAATCGCTATCAGCGAGCAGCGATTTGAGGGCGGTGATTTCGCCCAGTGCGTTGGTGGAGTTCTGAGTGTTGTTTGTGGTATTAGGCATGATGATTCTCCTTTCGACGTTGTTTTTTACTAATCCACGGCTTAACCGCGAACAAGTCAAAGTAAAGCAGATCAACTGATCTCAGGACGGTGTGCGCGTCTTTTTCCTTGAAGATACCGCGCCACGACATGTAGGCGCGCTCCATGTCATTAAGCGTCATTTTTTCGGCATCCTCCTGCGTTCCCGCCACCCACAAGGGGGTGGCGGGATTGTTTCGGATTAGCCGGAAATTCGGAAGCAGATGGGAGCGCGATACGTGCCGGACGCGTTGTTGGCGTACGCGCAGCCGTTGTGGCTGACAGCCACGAAGCCGGCGGTAGTGCCGCCAGAAGCAGAAGCCAACCACCAGTAGCTCCGCAAGTTACCGCCCTGAACGCGCTTGACGCGGTTCATGTTGTGAGCGAAGAGCGGATACTGGATTTCGTTGCCAGCCGTCCACCCCGTCGTAGTCATGATTTTGGCGCCCATGACTTCAAACTCAGCGGGAAGCCACAGCTTACCTACGTTCGTCCACTGCTTTTCGTTGTCGGTGGAAAGGACGTTGCTCTCGTGATAGCGCGTCTGCGTATAAATCAACTTGTCCGCGATAACGCTTTTCAGTGTATCGGGCAGGTAGTAGTAAATACCGTCCGCCGTATAGTCCTTGTCCACCATTTCAAACGGTTTGGTCGTGCTGTTGGGAACCTGCCCCGCCAGAGAGTTGACGAACAGATAGCCGTTGCTTGCGCACCATGGATCTTTCAGCGTTTCAGACGTACCGTTGTTGATGATGATAAGGTTCATCTGGAACGCCTCCGGCCACAGCTCACGGGTCACGAAGTCGATGTGGTTGCCGAGTTCCGTCGCACCATAGCCCGTATACGGGTTGATACCCGCGACCTGCGCATTGAAAACGCGATTGTTGGAAGTAGTGAAGGGGATGTAGTCCGCCACATGGATCTGCGAGTAGTTACCCGCCGTAATGCGCGCCTTAATCCACGCCCACACGTTGTCATAGCTCGCGATTTCTTCCGCGTGCTTCACCGTCAGGTCAACACCGGGGTAGTAGCCATCGTTCGAGATGCCGATGATGTCCGCAGTATTGCCGTTCAGGCTGATTCGGTCAACGTAATTTGCCATAGTTCTTTTCCCTCCGTTCTTACTGCTGGTTGTTCAGGATGAATGTGCCGTTTGCGAGGGATGCCGTGATGGCACGACTGTCATACACGGTCATTTTCATTACCCCGTTTTCAAGGGCCAGTCCGTAGGCAAGCCCCACCAGCCCGGTCATGCGCGAGTCGGTGTAGGACTTTGCGTATTTCCGGGCCATGACCCAGAACGGCAGTACGAGTTGCAGAATTTTGCTCATTGTGCGCGCCTCCTTACTGCGGTACGAACACGCCGGATTCGTTGGTGATATACACCTTCTCGTCCGTGTCAGCCGTAACGTACAGGATAGAAAAAGGGGCGAACACCTGCTCGATGCTCATCCCCTCGATGCCTTGCCCCGTCGTCGGGAGCGTTTCGGGCGTTTCGCTCGCCACAATGAGCGCCCGGACTACCGTTTTTCCGTCTCGTCTGGCGACGGGTTCAACACTTACTGCTTTCACGCTTCGTTCTCCTTTCCGCTTACAATATTCTCCTTGTCAATCTCATCATGCAGATACGCAGCAAGAGCGTTAAGATCGTTATCGCACGCCACGACGATGTAGCAGTTATCGCGCCCCTGCACAATGAGCTGGTTCAGAGCGTCTTTGATTGCGCGGACAACTGCCGCCGCCTGCGCAGTAGACTTGATTTTATCCATGATGCACCGCACCTCCCGTTATGTGCCGATTGCGATCCAGTGTACCTCGCGGCTGCCCGACCCCGAACCACCTGACATACATACCTGAAAGTTGCTGCCGGTGATAGCCTGCGTTTTAAGGGCGTTTACACCGTAGGCGCTGGATCCGTTAGCCGCGTCGCCATACGACACGATGACAACAGGCGTAGACGAAAAGCTCGACGCGCCTGAGCCGCTTGAGTAGGAAACAGAGGCCCATGAAACCCCCGTAACGTATGTTGTGCCCCATGCGCACTTGAACGGCAGTAGTGCCAAATCAATCTGTCCCGATGTGATGTCATTGCCGCTGTGCGAGTGTGATGTTGCCGCCGCGCCTATGTTGGCAGGTGTGATGCCCAGATTGCTTCTGGCTTCTTCGGCGGTACTTGACCCCGTACCACCCTTTGCAAGCGGGAGGATGCCATTGGAGAAGCCGAGCGCCGTCAGCAGGTTCGTAAGCGTCACATAGCCCGCTGTCTTTCCGTCTGCATCCATGAAGGGGATTCTGTCTCCCGCAACGGGCGTGACGGCGGAAAGCGCGTTAATCAGATTGTACAGCGCGGCGGCGGCAGTCGTTCCGCCTGTTCCGCCACGGCTGATGGGAATCGTCCCGTTGAGCTTGGTAGCACCGTGGTAGATGTCCCAGTCACCGTTGATTTGCACAGCGCGCTGTCTCGTGCCCTGCATACCGACACTGACGTTCAGCCCGCCGTCCATGCAGAAAATAACATGGTCGGAAGTTAGTGCAGTAACGGTCGTTTGAGAGTAGCTGCCAGATTGATTTTGCAGACCGTCGATTGCCGTAACCCGTACCTGATAGCCACTCGTGCCGCCGATACTGCCGCCGATGACGGTTGCGGATCCGTTGGTGATAGCTTGCGCGGTGCTCCATGTATCGGACCCGGCAGGAGCATACTGTGCTTGGAGCGTTACAAGACTGTTTTTGCCGTTTACGCTTGCGATTGTCACGCTTGCGTTTACGCTGATGTATGCGCCTGTGTCGCTTGGTGTGCCGTTGCTGGTGCATCGGTACGCCGCAAGAGACGCGAAAATCGGGGAAAAGTAGTCGTAGACGGTGATCGTTTTGTCCGTTGCTGATGCTGCATTGCCGTAGGCGTTCGTAATTTTTGCCTTACACGTCAGCATCCCGGTTTCCATCAGCGCATTCGTCGTAAAGGTTGTTTCACTTTGCGAACTTTTCTGCTGAGAACCGCAGGAAAGCAGGATGTTCTTGTAGGACGAGCCGCTGCCCGGAGAACTGCCGCTTAGTGTCAGCTTGGCAGTGCTGTACCCTTTTACATATACGTCCCAGTTTGACGGGACAGTTGCGGGTTGTACCAGAGCAACTGACAGCGTACCCGCGGTCGGCACAATGCTCGCAGGGTCAACCGTGATGGTGAATGAATAGACTTCTGTGCCCACGCAGGATGAGTAGCTGTCATCCGTGTACGTTTCGAGCTGTGCATACGCCGTACCGGTCGGCCAGCTCGTCAGTATGCTCATCGACGTGTAGCTTATTCCTGCATCCAGATACTGCGTTTGCGCGTGAGTGCTGTCTCGACTCCAGCGCACGATGTGGCAATAGCTGTCCTCATAAGCGTTCAGAGTCAGTCCGATTGCGTTGCCCTGCGCGATGGAGGACGCGCTGAGGTAGCCGGTAGACTTGGAAGCGGCGGAGTAGTTGATGGTGATGGTGATTGTACAGCCAGTGCGGACGTTTAGGACGTTGCTCGTGCTGCTACCGCCGCCCCACACCGTAAAGGTGATACTGCCGCCCGTGAAATTGAGAAGCGCGGAACTGACGCTGTACGCGACTTGCGTCTGCGAACCTGCGCTGTCAAGGTCGAGGCTGACCTCAAAGTAGTTTGTCGAGAACCCGGCCGTTGTCTGTGAATAAACCGTGATGTCGGAGAACGACACGACCACACTTTGAATTGAACTGCCCGCGCCGGGGAGACTGCCGCTGCTCTGGTAAAAAGAAGCGGTTACAGTATTTCCGCGTTTTCGGTAGGAGTTGGTCGGGGAAATACTGCTCGATGAAAAGACCACTGACGGCATAGTTCTTTGTCCTCCTTAGCTTTCCGCGCTTACATAGCGCAAGGAAAGACCGTTGGATGTTTTTGCCCATACGAACGTGTTCTTGCCCTGCGCGCCGATAGCGAGGCTGTTTGTGATTTGCGCGTCGGTGATATACAGCTTTTTGTTGCTGATGTACGCAACCTCTGTTGCAACCGAGCCGCTGTACTGCCTGAATGAGAGCCGTTCGTTTGTCAGCAGGGTACGGAAAGCACTGTTGGACTTGCCGATTTCCACGCCGTCGTTGCTTGCGCGAATCAGTGTAGAGTACTTAGTGTCTACGCTACCCGCGGCGTTCTGCGCAGTCGCTTCAAATTCCGCTTGCAAGGATTCTGCTGTTTGCTTTAACGTACTGTTGAAGGTTTTAAGCAATGAGTCGTACTGATTCGTGACGTAGGTTGACGATGCCTTGCTCTCGATGGAATCCTGCAAAACAGAAAAAGTAGTGTTGACGGAAATAAGCTGTTCAAGGATTTGTGGGATGTTCATGTCCTGTACAGACTGCCATTCCGTCCCGTTATATCGGTACAGTTTGCAGTTGTCGTCTGTATCAATCCAGAGATCCTGCTCCTTTGCGTCGGTGGGCGGGGTGCCCTGATAGTAGGTTTTTGCACCTGCCTCGCCGTCCTCTACCAGCTTTATCGGGGCTGCCCAGACGGAGACGGATACGGTTGCCGTTCGCGCCACAGCTTGGGATTGGATGACCCAGCATGGGTTGCCGTCCGCGTCGGGCAAAGATTGTGTCCAGCCGTCCAATGTACCTGTCAGGGATGCGGTGGCGAAGGTGTACAGAAGTGCGCTGGCAGGTACGTCCGGGGCACTTTCTGCTCTTTTGTACAGATGAACGACGGCGGAATTGTAGCCGTTCGTGCCGTCTGTACCGTTCTTACCGTCCGTCCCGTCTTTGCCCGGTTTTCCGTCCGCACCGTTTGTGCCGTTTTCCACCAACTTAGTGGCGGTAGTCCATGCAGAGGCGGGAATGGCGATGGACGCTTCTTTGGAAATGGCGGCGGCGCATGTGGTGTAACATGCGTTTTCGCCATCTGGGACGGTTCGGCTCCAGCCGCCCATGTCTCCCGCCAGTTCGCCGGTTGCAAAGGTGTATGTTATTACAGCGGTGGGAGGTTCAGGGGTGGAGGCGAGGCGCTGATAGAGCGTGATGACTGCCTGATTATAGCCATTTGTGCCGTCCTTACCGTTTGTGCCATCCTTGCCATTTGTCCCGTCTTTGCCCGGTTTTCCGTCTGCACCCTTTGCGCCAGTGTTGACCTTGCACCAGTTGATGCGAAGAGTCACGACAACAGGGGAGGTAACGTTCACGCTGAGTACTCCGTTGAGGGAATCTGCGTTGCCCAACGTTACGCCATCGGCTACGGTGATTGTGATGGGGACTTCTTTGCTTTCCAGCGCCGTGCCGATGGTAACGGTCATACCTTCTGGAGCACCCGTCACGCTTGCAACGGTCGGCGCGACGGAGGCTTTGCCCGTGTATGCCGCGACGTTGCTCGTGAACATCTTTTCACCTGTTACCGTTCCGTCTGCCGCCGCAGGGAAAGCAATGCTTGTGGCAGTCAACATCACGCCGGAGTATTCGTCCTGTTGGTTAATGTGCAGACCGTTGAAATCAAGGGCGGTAGACCATGACTTGCCGCCGTCCTTTGTGAAGCCAATACCAAGGTTTGTTCCGTCGAATGCACCGATGCGGATCTGCCGCTGGTCACTGGTCGGGTCAATGAGGTAGATGTTGTCATTGTTCCAGTAGAAATCTCGTGACCCGCTGATTTTGACGAGCTGCGCGTTCAGTGTGCCAGTCGTAATGTTATCACCGTTGATGACCGTTTTGCCGCTGGTAGCGAGGTCAACCGATGTGATTGCGCCCTCAACCGTTACATCGCCAGTTAGGCGATACTTTTGTTCAACTGCGTCGAAGTAGATGCAGTCTTGCCATGCGCCGTCGTGGTAACGCTGCATGGAGAAGGTCGTTGCATTGGCAATCAAACGGGCAGCGGCCGCGCCATCGTGCAGCAGCTCACTGACGAAGCCCTCCTTGCGATTGATGCGGTTGCCGAAGTAACTTTTTCCCGTGCTGACATAGCGCTTTGCTTGTAGCTCTGCGGCGCTGACATACGGTACTTCGTCCTCATCGTCATCAGCGACGCCGTTTTGCAGGTCGCAGACAAAAGAAGGATTGCATCGAATGCTGATTGACGCGGCAATCAGAAGAATAGTTTCACCCTTTCGCGTGACGGAAAAGGTGTCTCCTACTTCAAGTAGCGGGTCGAGATATGTGCCCGAAAGTTCGTAGGGGATAAAACTGCGCCCGATTAGTCCTGTTTTGGAAGCGAGAACGATAACGCTGCCTTGCAGAGCGCTTTCGTCGGAAAGTGTAAGTACGCCGTTTGAAAGAGCACCGTCTGATACGAACAGTACCCCGCTCTTGAGCGAATAGCTCGCGCCTATTCTCTCCACCATTTCCTGTGTAGCATATTCGCACCCCGCCGCCAGCTCGATACCACTGTCATTGCCGTAGGTAAACTGGTTGTCCGCTGAATCTGTCAGCGTAATACGCGATATGCTTTTCTTGCCGGTTGAAAGAGGGGTGTACTGCATGTACGCTGTGCCGAGTGCCTGTATAGGTGAATCGGTGTCTGGGTACTGTACAAGCCTGAGTTCGCCCTTCTCTGTCATAACGAAGCTGCCGCCGTGCGCCGCGGCAATCATGGAAAGAATTTCCGACATAAGCACATCCTCGTTAGGATATGCGACTTTGTAGTCCCCGCCTGTTTTGATGACCGTGCGCGAGTCAACGGTTACACCCATAAGACTGACAATCTCGTTGAAAACGTCTGCCATAGCCACGGGCCAGACGGTATACTGCGTTTTATCGAGGTAGGTACGTCCGGCCAGCATCATGCCGTCGCGGCAGGTCAGCGTTACCAGACTGCCGGAGGTAGAACGCCGGGAAACCCAGTATTTGCCCTGCTTTACCCAGTCTGTGACCGTATTTCCATTCCGGCTTTTCAGCCTGCAAAACGCCTGTACGCAAGCCGCTTTCGGGATGGTTTCGTTTGCGTGCGGACGCACGGCGATGGTCAGCGAACCTGTGCAGCAGCGCCCGATACACGGCTCCTGCATGAGGGGTTTTTCGATGATGGGCGTTCCCTGAATGTCGGATTCTCGATACTCGCTGCCGCCAATCAGAAAACGGTACTCTGTGACGTGCGGGACGGCGAATACCGCCGCCCAGTTGTCAGGGCGGCTTTGCATTATACCGTCGCCTCCTTAACGCTGATAAGCGTGAAGGATATATCGTCCAACTTGATACCCTCATCAGTAAACCGCTCAATCGCCGCTGTGATCGAGGTGTTGTAAAACAGGCGGGTGCATACCCCGTCCAGAAGGTCGGGGTATTGCACCGATACGCCATCGTCACCGCCTTGCAAGTCGGCTTCAAGCTGCTGCGCCGTTTCAAACGGCATAGGCCCCAGCTTTAGCGTCAGCTTGCGCTGATGAGACTTTACGTTGGGGTGCATCACGTCTCCAGCGTCACGTCCCGCATCCTCATCGTTGGTGTTCTCACGCGCCCAGCCCAGCCCGGTTTTAGCTTTGACATATGGGGCGTAGTCATGCCCGTTGATTTTGAAAACGCCTTTTGCAGACATGCTCATGCACCTCCATAACTTCTAATCTGCGATCTTTGCAGATAATTCAGAGCTTTCATCAGGCTTTCGCCGTCAATCGTCAGGTTCTTGCCGCGCAGAACATCAATCAGTTCGCGCAGAAGGTCGCGCTGGTCGGACATGGTTTCGTCAAAGTTTGTCGTGAACGCCGTAATGGGGTCGGAATCGCCCACAGACGGGCTTTCAGCGGCTACCCTTGTCTTATACGGGATTACCGTTCCAGCCGCCACAGCAGGCGCGTAGAAGCCGCCAGCGGCGGTCAGCATAGAGGCAATTTGCATGAAGGTTGCGGCAATATCGGAAAGCCGGCTCGCAACTCTATCCATGCCGGATACAACTGCGTTGCTTGTCATCTCAACGTCCGGGGCGCTGATGCTGGAATCGGCGATAGAGCTTGCAAGGTTGCCCATTGTCTTGAAAACCGCATCTTCTTCGTTCACGATGCCATCATTCAGACCTTCCATCATGAAGCCGCCGATGGATTTGAAAACCTTCGACGGGGACGCAATGCCCAGTGTGCTTTTGACGCTGTTCACGAGACTCTTGAACTTGTTGACGACGCGGCTCTTGAAGTCGCTCCAAAGTCCAGTGATACCGCCCTCTGTACCGTTAGTGATACCTTCACCGACGCCGCTCCAGTCAACCTGCTTCGCTTCGTCGCGTGTGCCGGTAAACCAACCGATAACGGTGTTTTTGATGTTCTGCCATGCGGTATCCGCAGTAGACTTCACGCCGTCCCATGTGTTGGAAAGAAACTCCGTCGTGTTAGTCCATGCGGTTTCTGCGCCGGACTTTATGTTGTCCCATGTATCGGAAATGGTTTGTTTAACGTTGTCCCACGTTTCCGTTGCGCGTTTGGAGAGGTCGTCCCATACGCCGGAAACCGTTCCTTTGATGCCTTCCCAGATTTCCGATGCCGACCCCTGCAAGCCGGTCCACACGTCAGAAATCGTGGCTTTAACATCGTTCCATTTTTCGGTTGCGGCATCTTTCAGATTGTTCCATGTGTCAGAAATAGTAGTCTTAACACTGCTCCATACGTCCGTCGCGGTTCCTTTCAGGTCGTTCCATACACTGGAAACAGTGGTTTTAATGTCCTTCCACTTTTCACTTGCGGCATCTTTCAAGTTATTCCATGCGTCGGAAACAGTAGTTTTGATGCCCTCCCATGTTTCAGACGCACTTTTGGAAAGTCCATCCCAAATGCCGGAGACGGTATCCTTGATACCCTCCCATGCCGTGGAAGCCGCGCCTTTGATGTCCTCCCATAGACCGCTGAAAAATCCGGCAAAGTCTGCGACGATTCCTTCAACCCAGTCGAGAATGGCTTTCCAGCCCTCTGTCAGTCCGCCCAGCAGGCCATCAATGATGAAGCCGCCCTGTTCCTTCATAACGGTGGAAGGGGAGGCTATGCCGAACGCTGCTTTGAAGCCGTCAATGAAGGGCTTGAAGATGTTATCGTAAATCCATGTACCGATGTCGAGAATCGCGTTCAGAATACCGGCCAGTAGACCGGCAATGATGTTTCCGCCGTACTCGTCGAAATATTCACCGAAATACGTCTTTACATCTTCCCACGCCTGCTTGATGCCATCCCAGATATTAGACGCGAGAGAGGCAATCAGCGCCGTAGCGCCGCCGATAGCCGCGCCCAGCAGCTCAAACATGCGGGAGACGAGACCTTCCCAGTCAATCGACTCGTAATAGCCCGTCACGGCATTGTAGAGTGCAGTGCCGAGTTCTGTCCACTCAATCCCCTCAATGAATCCGATAGCGGCATCCATTGCAGATTTGGTGAAGTTGGAAATGAACGTGCCCCAGTCGGTGAGCCACTGCTCGATGTCGAGACCGTTTACAATGCCCGCAAACTGCTTGCCGAGATCCTCCCACTTCACAGAGGCCAAAACGGTATTTGCAAGCGTGAACGCACTCGATACGAACGTGTTCAGCGATGTCGTGATGCTTGCAATCATCCCCGCAACGTCGAGGCCGTTGACAATATCGCCGATTTTCTTACCCACGTCTGCCCACTGAATGGACTGCATGAAGCTGGTGATTGCGTTGAAAACGCCCTTGATGCTTGCGTTGACGGAGGTAACGAGGCCGCTCCAGTTGATGGTGTTAAACCAGCTTTGCACACCTGTTCCAATCGACGCGCCCATCTGCTGCCAGTTGATGGTCGTGACAAAGCCCTCGATGGCGTTAATCAGCGCGTTCCATTTGTTGGCGAACGTCGCGCCGATGGTCGCCCAGTCGGTGTTTTCAAAGACGCTGTTCAGCCCCGCAGCCAACCCTGCGCCCAGTGTAGCCCAGTCAAACGTGCTGAGGAAGGTGTTGAGCGTACTGAACACAAGGTTCAAGCCATCAGAAATCAGCTTACCGAGGTTTGCCCAGTCGAAGCCGGACACGAGGCCGTTCAGGATAAGGGCAATTCGGTTTGCCCATTCTACGGCAAGCGGCTGTACTGTCACAATCCAGTCATCAACTGCGGTCACGATGCTGTTCAAACCGCCAGCGACGATTTCGCCGATGCCCTCCCAGTCACCCGCTTCAAAGGCAGTTTTGAGGGAGGTGAAAAAGTTCTGCACGGATTCAGGAAGCAGACTTTCAATAGGCACATCTTCGTACAGGTCGCCCGCGCTGCTCCCGCCGCCCCCTCCGCCTCCAGAATTGGTGGAGGAAGCCTTGTTCAGTTCATCAAAGCCGTAGACCTCATTTTTCAGTTCCTTCGCTGCTCCTGCCGCACCGCCGAGGCTTTTGGCATACTCGTCGGTTTGTTTTTTGGCGACCGTGACCGTGCCTTTGCCAGACAACAGAGCGAAGAAAGCGTTCAGATAGGAGATTGCCCTTGAAATCCAGCTGATAATTGTAGAAATCGCGGGTGCGACGGCGTTTACCAGATTGCCGAAGGTAACGGCCAAATTGGCGGACAGCCCTTTCACAGCGTTCTTCATGCTCGACATAGAAGCGTTAAATGCCGAGGAATACTGCGCGAGGGAACTCACACATGCCTTGATAGACTGAATGGTACCCGAAATGAACGTGCTCTTGATGCTCGAAAGCAGGATGGTTTTCAGACTTGTCAGGGACTTCACGAGTCCCTGAACGCTGAGCACGCCATCTTTTGTCTTACTGAAAAACTTTTTCAGCCCGTTCGCCGCTGCTTTTGCGCCGGTAAATACGCCCTTAAAGACCATTTTCGCCAGTGCCGCATTCATGCGCAGAGCGGTAGAAGCCACGCTTTTCAGTACGTTTCCAAACTTCTGCATAGCACTACCTGCGGTGCTTGCATCTTTGGGCTTTTGCCGAAGTTCGGAGTCAACACGTCTGAGGGAGGCTTCGGAGTTTGCGGCAGGGTCAGAAATCACATCAAACCCTGCGGCAGTTTGCTCGTAGCCCGCGAGCTGTGCCTGCATATTCCGCAGCGCACTGGACATTTCCTGATACTGTGTTGTATCCGCACCGCTTACATAAGCTGTGCCGTTTGCCTGCATGGACTGCATAGAGCGTTCATAAGATTCCAGCGCGTATTCTGCGTTCTGAATCTGGATTTCAAGACGCTGCCACTCGCGGGAAGTCTTGCTGGTTCCCATCTGCTCCATTACGTCGCGGCGGTCATACAGCCTGAAAAGCGCCTGTTCGGCTTTTTGTGCGGAAACCGCAAGCTGCTCATACTCAGACGTTGTGACTTGCTGACTGCCCAGCCTTTGCAATTCTGCTTCCAGCTGTGTAGCACTGTCCCTCGCCTTATCCACGTTGACTTGGAAGCGCACCATCTGAGCATCCGTCTTGATGCCCATCCGTTCGCTGTCAGCAAGACGTTGGAGCTGATTGCCCAGCGACGTACAGGAACGTTCTGCCGCGCTCATGCTCTTTCCGAAATCGGATGAAGATACCGCGCTGGACAGCCGTGAGTTCAGCGTTTCAGCACTTTGCGCGGCGGCGTTAATCGAGCTTCCTGCCTGCTGACAGGCAGAAAAAAGCGGCTGCATACCATTTGCAGCCGCACGCCCGGACTGGTTAATCGCCTGCGTTACTCCTCGGATGGCTTGTTGCATCCTCTGAGATCCGCGTTCAAAGCCGGTATTGTCCAGCCCGGTATCAATGATAATAGAGCCGTCTGCGCCGTTTGCCATTAAGTTTCACCTTCTTCCGGGAGAGAATCAAACATGGATTGCAGGGTGTCCTCCGCCTTTTGCGGGGCGGGTTTTTCTTCGATACGGCAAAGATTGATGTTGGAGCGATAAAACTCCTGCTCGTATTTTTCCAGCTTCTTTCCCCGCGCTTTCTTCTGTCGGATGGTCAGAACGAAGCCAAACAGCCCGTCGTGGTCTACGGACTGGTAGTAGCCGAGGAATGTCCACCAATGCAGGTAGGGTAGAGCACGGACTTCCGTTCCCGCCGCTTTATTGACGGCGGGGAAAATCAGTTGTTCGTCCTTGTCCCAGTTGATTGTCTTGGGTGCGGGCGTATCCTCTCGCGTCCCGCAGTCGATAAACGCGGTTGCGGCAGCGTATGCCTGTTCATAGTGCTTGCTTGGGATCTTATCAAAATCCGTAAACAGGCGTCTCAAACAGACGTACACCTTTTCGCTGTCAGAAAGATTTGAGTCGTTATAGGCGGAGAATATTTGCAGGATGTTACGATAGTCCGTGCGGATTCTGTATGCTGTGCCGCATACGTCAAGGCTTGTCGGCAGTTGCCCCAGCATCCGGCGTCACATCCTTTTCGAGGTCAGCCAGATACTTTTTGACACGCTCCTGCGACAGCTTCGTTTCCGTCTCAATGGCCTGAGCGATAACCTGACCGAGAACGGTCAGCACGTTCTCAACGTAGAAAACGCCGTTGACAGACGAGAACGGATGCCGAGTTGCAAACAGCGCGTCTGCGTCATCCATGTCGAACAGCGCGTTAATGCGCTGCTTAACAACGGTTTCAACCTGTTGCAGTTTTTCCCAGTTATCGTCGAACTCCGACGTGCCGTCATTTTTAATGTCCATATCGGACAGCGGCTTAATGATGGAATCAAAATCGTCCATCAGCGCCTTATAGCGGTCGTAGATGGACACGTCACCGGGACGGATGTGCAGCTTGCAAATGACTTTTCCATAAGGGTTGACGAGGGTAATCTCTTTCGTACCGTCGTCCAGCGTGAAAACGTTCTGGTTCGTGTTTGTCTGCGGGAGCTTCGTTTTGTTCGCCATATCGTGTTTACCTCCTACAAAATGCGGCGAGGCTCCGCGTGTAGCTTTGCCCCGCCGCTCTCATCCCTTCACGCGCCGCTCATCAGGAACCGGCGGTGAAGTTGGTGATGGTGGCCTCGTTGGTTTTCATATCGTACACGATCTTCTTCTTCGTAGCCGGGCCAACGGGCGTAATCGTAACGGGAATCGCATAGCCCGCCGTGTCGCCGCCAGTAGACTGAGGCACGAACCACGCCTGACGGACGTAGCAGTAGCCGGTCATCTTCTGCGTCTTGCGGTTTGCGGTCTGGAAATATGCCTCGGCAAAGTAACCCATCAGGTCGCCTTCGCCGTAGAGTTCCTCCAGCGCCACCTCGCGCAGGTGGTCGTACATCTTACGGGAGGGGTCGATGTAGTAGGGGTCGAGACCAATTTCAGGCGTATAACCGGAGTGCTTGAAGTTGGTTTCGCCCAGCACATTCTGACTGGTCTCGGTATCGGGATTCAGCTCCTTGGAGAGGTCATCGTTGTCCTTGCCCAGCGCCTCCCAGCCGCTCGTAGCTGCGGTGTAATCAACAACGAGAATGTCGCCGTCCGCGGGGTCGCCGGTGATGGACAAGCCATAGGCGGTGCTGATGTCGCTGACAACGTTGCCGTTCAGCGTCCAGTTCGAGCCATCGTAGAGGAAGGTGTACTCGCCGGATACGTCGCTGACCGACGTGCCGAAGGTGGCGGCAGTAACCGTGCAGTCGGTAACGCCCGAACTATCGCCGATGGAGACGCTGGCCTTTTCCTCGATGTCTTGCCCCGTCCAAGAGCCAAAATACATACCGCGGTTACGTTCAAGTTTTGCCATTTTCTTATCCCCTTTCACGGAAATGATGGTTAGGTCGGACGCGCTGAAAAACGCGCCGTCATTGAGATACAAAGTCCCTTTTCTGATTCGTCCGGCGTCGGAGGAGAAGAAAAGGGAACCGCTTATTAGTCGCGCATACACTTAATCAGCTCCCTTGTTCTTAGCGTCTGCGATAAGTCAGCTTGATTTGAATCTGGTATTTTGCGCTGCTTGCACCGGGCGCGGAGACGTACTGTGTCAGCGTGGGGACAACTGACAGTACGCGCCCCTCATTCACGCAAGGGAGATTGCGGGAAGAGTTTTGGTTGATAATCCAGTCAATTACGTCCTGATAGAAGCCATAATTGGCAATGTTCTGTGCTTCTGCCGCTCCGAACACTTCTTTCGACGCAAAGATGAAATTCAAGGTCTGAATATCGTTCGGAACGTGCTCGCCAAGCACATTTTCATGGTAATTCACGGTAGACGGAACCGCATACAGCGCGTACTCCGTCGCTTCTTCGGCCAGATAGTCAACCCTGAAATGGTTAGCCTTTGACAGTGCCGGACATTGGCGAAACCACTTGCGGAGGTGTTCTACGTTATTTACCGTTGGCAACGTTTCTCGCCTCCTCCAAAATGTCCTGCATGTGGTCGGCTTTCATGCGCTCAAACCAGAACGCACCCGCCAGCGGATTAGAATCCATTCGGAAGGTCAGCGCCCTGCCGGTCAGGTGCTTCTCCTGTCCGGGCGGCGAAAAGAACCGTGTAGGCGTTCCCGTATCGTCCTCGAACACGGGGATGTTCGGCCCCATGACCTCCCCGTAATACAGGTATCTGGCATACGGCGTTGCATATATGACCTGTCCTCCGCCCGGAGGAGAAGCCGCAAACGGACTTCGCGCCAGTGTGCCTGTTTCCCACGGGCAGTACGGCATACAGTAGGAAATGACCGCATTGTCGATAGCGGTCTGCACCCGCCCACCCGTTTCAAGGTTTTTGGCGCGCAGAAGGTCGCCGTCGCCGTTCCATTGAAAGGCCGCTTTAATGGTCACACTCAAGTCCCCACCACCTTCCAATGCGGGGCGTTGGGTGCCCGTCGATTGTCCGTGACCGCGAGAATCGTTACACCGTGCAGTGCTTTGATTTGTGCGGGTAGCGTCAGCATGTCCGTGTACGCTCCCTTTACCATCAGGTCGCCCTCATTCAGGGTATATAGCCCCGCCACGTCCGCAGAATTGCGCCAGTACACCGGGTCAACGTAGCTTTTGCCCCCGGCATCAGCTTTCAGTGGTATGCGAATAGTGTATTGGCTTGCGGCTTTCAGACCGTTCGCGTCTACCGTGGACTTTTCGCCGCCGTACCACGATACGCCGTGAATCACGGTCGGGACGTACACCGTCGCATCGAGGGTTTGATCGAGCTTTGCGTTGAAAACGGTAATCGTATCATTGCACAGCTTCATCCTCTCACCCCGCGATACAAAAGTGGTACGCCGTCGTCATCCCGTTCGCCGTACAGATACTCGCCTACCAGCTTGTTCATTTGCCGACGCGCTTCATCAGCGTTCAGAGTATTGCCGTAGGATTCTGAATAGCCGTCCGTGTTAAAAGAGGTGACGGCGGGATTGGTGGCTTGCGCTTCCACGCCCACAGCTTCCTCCAGAGCAATTAGCGCAAACGCACAGAGCTTGACCGCATCCGGTACAGTCTGCATGTTCTGTACGCGGGAGTCGGTCAGGTAGTCTATGCGTTTGCGGCTTTTCAGCTCCATCGGAGGATAGGCGGCGGGCGCAAGTGCGCCACCGTATGCCTTGTACTCGTCATACGTCAGGTATTGCGCGTGCGCCATTCAGACCGCCCTCCTTTCATCCCTGCGGCGATTAGCCGAGGGAGATAATGCGGGCAATGGGAATGGTCTTGGGGTCGATGTACGTCTTGGTAGTACCCGCAGAGGATACCAGCTCCCAGTTCGCGCCCTTCGCCAGCTCCGCGTCCGTGGGGGAAGCAGAAGCCATAGAGGCCTTGGTGAAGGAAATACCGTAGGGCGCCCAGCACTTGCGCTGACGGCTGTACAGCAGATCCTGACCGCCCTTGACAGCAGGGTTGCGGTCCATTTCATAGGGGGTCTTAGCGCCGCAGTCGGTATACTCGATGGCACCGTCACCCAGTACATAGGAAATGTAGTGGGTGGCCTCGACCACATAGGCGTCCGCCGCAACGTTGGCAGGGTAGAAATCGCCCTTCTTCACGTCCGCAAGGTTGATCTGGCCAGTGGTCGCATCGGAAGCAACTACCTTGACCGCACCCGTAGTGCTGGCGGTGGCGGCATCGTAGCCGTGCTCAACGGGCATGGAGTCATCCACCAGCACCAGACGACCGTTCAGCGTCGCAAGGCCGATGTCGCGCTGCATACCGTCCGCATCGTTGTACTTGAGGTAGGTCAGCAGTTTCAGGTTCTCCAGATTGGTTGCCACAACGCTGTGCATCAGCACAAGCGTAAACTTGCCCTTCTGGTCGCCGGAGGCCCGCTGGATGGCGGTGTTCATGGTCGTAGCATCCATGACGCCGGTCTTGCCGTCCGCATTCAGCAGGGCGGTCACGTCGTGCGTATGGGTCGTCACGAACTTCTTGCCCTGCGTGTCGGTCATGCTGAACACGCCCTTGAGGATAGCAACGAGGGTATCCTGATCGATTTCGTTCCAGTAGTCGTTGATTTGCTCAGCGACGTTCTCCATGAAGTCCTCGCCACCCGTAATGTCGTAGCTGAAATCCAGCTCCGCCCACGCATTGGCGCGACCGACGACCACACGGGACTGCATAAAGGTCTCCGTGCTGGAGGGGGTGATGTCGGTGTTGCCGTCGTAGTTCATGGGGACAGAGCCGGAAATCAGACCCTTGAGGGGCGTGCTGATGTAGTTGCCGCCTACTTCGTCGCGCATGGAGGAGGCCAGCTCAGGGCGACTGCGGATAGCGCGGGACTTGAGCAGTTCCGTCTTGCGGGGGTTGGGGATGCGGTCGATGTATTTCTGGAATACTTCACCGTTGAAAAACTTGGCGTTAAACTTGCCAGCCATGATTCATCTTCCTTTCTTCGTTCAGGTTTGCGCCGGTCACTCATCAAAGGCAATCGGCGCGTCGGGGTTTTCGTTGTGTCGCATCATGAGCTCCGACAGGGAATACTTTTTGCCGGGAGCGGGCTTGCCGCCGCTGGGCAGTACCACAGTCGGCTTTCCCTTTGGTGCTCCTTCCGGCTCTTTCTCCGCCGCAAACGCGCCGGGGTCATCCGCCTTATACTTGGTTACGAAATCCTCGTAGCCCAGCAGACTTTCACCGTCTACCTTGAAGTCCTTGCCGATAGCCTCCTGCAAGAACGCCTTTTTTGCCGAAGCAGACGAAAACTGCAAGCTGTTTGCGCGCTCGCGCACCATGTACTCGTAGGCTTGGCGCGTCAGCTTGTTTTCGTAGTCGGTCTTATCGGTGTTGTACTTGGTCTGGAGGTCGGCGAGGGACTGCTGAACGGCGCCGAGCTTGCCCGCGTCAGCCTGCGCCGCCGTAAGCTGTTCACGAAGGGAGGTCAGGTCGCCGTCGCGGGAGGTGATTTGCCCCTGCAATTCCGTTACCTGCCCCTTGAGGCCGTTCACCGTGTCGTCGTACTTGCTTTTGGAGACGTACCCGCCATCTGCAAGATTGACGATGTTCATTTTCTGTTCCCTGACAGCAGCTTCAAACTGCTCGAAGGTCAAGGGACCATTGGAGAAAAGAGCCTTGAGAAATTCCATGTGTTACCTCCTGCCGCCGTAGATTTGGCTTATATATCCGCGGCCACTCCGCGGGCGCGGCGCCCATGCAGTTATGTCCCGGCATGGTAGGGTGATATATTAAAAGCCCACCGAAACCCGGTGAGCTTTCAATAGCTTTGAAATTAGAGTTTAACCATTTTGAAGCCCTCTACGCTCATGCGCTGCTTGCGCATGGGCAGACCGGACAGCTTCGCAACCTGTTCATACTTTGCGGCGACTGCGTTGATGCGCATTTGGCACTCGCGCCGCAAGGTATCGTCCCCGGCAATGCGGGCGGCATTCGCCGTGTCCTTATACCGCCGCACCCGCGTTTCCATCTTGCGCATAAGCTGCTGTGCCTGATAGGTGGTGTAATGCTTGCCGTCGATGTCGCACCCCGCGTTGTTCTTCTCCGCCCATTCGTGGAGCTGTGCAGGGTCGTAGCGGGGTTTGGCATACCGGGAGTCGAATGGCAGGGCAAAATGCCCGCAGTTCCACTCAGCGATAGGGCGCTTAAAGCCCGCGTAAACGTTGCCGTCGATGTCGGTGCAGGAAAGTCCGGCTTGCATCCTGTCAAACTCAGCTTTGGGGAAAATACGTCCCTGAACTGGTTCGTGGTCGGGGGCGCTGTGCATGTGCGCAGATATTTCCACCTCGCGGTATTCCAGCGCCTCGCCGATGGCATTTGCGCCGTGCTGAGTGATCTGCTTTACGCCGTCAACCACGTTCTGCCGCACGGCGGTATCCAGCCGCCTGTGATAACCGCTTGCGTACTGCACCTGCAAGCCGTTATACCCGATTTCCCTCACAATCTCCCGTGTAGCTGTTTGGTAATCCATCAGCCCTGTGCTTACCGCCAATATGCCCCGGTCAACCGCCCTGCGGTACGGCGCTGCAATCGCCGTCGTGTTGGACAGGTTTTGCGCCGTCTGCGCCGTCTGCCGGGACACGTTCTGCGCGAACTGCACAAGCCGCTGCCGCACGGCGGCGGAGGGCTGTGCGCCTGCTGTGAACGCCTGTGTGAAACGCGGGTCACTGTATGTCTGCTGCATAGCCGCATTGAACACCGCCTGAATGTCCTGCGCATTCAGACGGGTGACGGTCACCAGCCGCTCGGTAATCTCGCGCACATCGGAAGTCATGTCGGCCATAATGACAAGGCGATTGATGTTGGCTTGACTCAGCCTGCCAATCTTCTTGATCTGCTCGGCAATCTTGCGAATGTAGAAGCTGTTCACCTCATCGAAACGCGATTGCAGGCGTCCGAGCACTCTTTCCAGCGCTTCATTCGATAGCATGGGATTTCACCCCTTATTCGCCGTCGTCGGGCGCAGAAGCCCCCGTAGCGCCACTCTGTGCGGTCAGCAGCGCGTCCATAGACTGCGAAAGCTGTTCCTGCTGCACCTTTTGAAGGGCGCGTTCGGCTTGCGCTTCGGTTTCACCGAAATACCACATGCGGAACTCTGTCTTGCTCATAAGCCCCTGCGACATAAGCTCCAGCCGTTCGCCGAGCTGCTGGGATGCGTCGGTGATGATGCTGTCATCCCATTCAAAGGACAAGTCGTAGTCGCCAGCCGGGGCGAGGTCGTACATGGTGGCGTACTTGTCCATTGCCCGCACCACGTCCCGCAGACAGTGCTCAAGCGTCCGCTGGTTGTCGGCAATGGTGGCGTATGTGCGCTGCTTGACGATGCGCAGCTCCGTAGCCGTCCGCGCTTCCTGATTCGCGTCGGACAGCGTGCCTCTTGCAAGACCGCAGCTATCCTCGACGCGCATAAAAAGCTGATTCAGACCGTTAAACAGCGCGGAGTCGCGGATGGCAGGGGAGAACACCTGATAATGGTCATCGCCGAGGTCAACGCCGCGGAACAGGCGCTCGTTCAGTTGGGGCATTTCCTGCCGTCCGCGTCCGTTCATCTGCGGGCGCAGCACGGTCGGATCCACGTCGATAGCCAGCTCACTGCCCTCATACTCCCACAGAATGCGGGAATACTGCATGTCCGCCTCCCTGATGATGTTGACGGCTTTATTGAACACCGCCACGCCCATAGGCGCGTCAATGTCAACGTTATTCGCGTTGGCGGTTTTGAACCAGCCGAACATTTGCCCTTCCGTGTCCGTCAGCAGGGCTTCCGGCTCTGCTTCCGCCCACTGCGGCACGTCGGGCAGCGGGATTTCAACACCGATGGACTCCCGGTTATTGGAGCGAAAAGCCCTCTGCGTGATGGAAATACCCTTGTCCGTCACCGTGTGCCGCTCAAGGCGGGTGTACGTCGTTGTACCGTCCTGATAGGAATCGCGGAAAATCACGTCTTTCAGGTTGCCGTCATCGTCAAAGGCGATAGGGTACAGGCTCCACGCCGTAGCGCAGTCGAAGTAGATGTGCCCGTCCTTGGGGTAGGGTTTGATGGTCATACCGCCCGCCGCGCATGCCTGTTCCAGCTTGGAGCGGAGGGACTGCATCAGCTTTCCGAACTCCGCTTTCAGGTACTCGGCGCGGGGACTGTCCTGCGCATTGCCGTTTTCGTCCGCCTTGCCGCTGATGTTCCACTTGACCTCCAAAAGCACCTGACGAGCGACCTCAGAACAAATCAGGGAGGGGAGGTTCAGGCTTTTCACCTTGCCGGGAGACAGCCACGGGGGCGAGTCGGTGTACATTTTATACCACAGGTCGAGGGCGTCAATCATTTCATTGGACAGCGGTGTGTCAATATGCTCAACCGCCGCCACGTCCTTAAAGGGGAACATCCGGTGTATCACCTGCCTTATAAACTGCCATAATCTCGAAAACAAAGGGTATCACCGCCTTTAATTGGCATAGAAAAACCGCCGCACTGAATCAGTGCAGCGGCTGAATGGGGTTATTCCTGTTCAACCAGCATGGGTTCAACCACAGCTTTGATGTATTCCGCCCGTCCCGCTTTGGGGAAGCGCTCGCCTGTGCGGTACATCCTGATCTGCGCCCGGTTAAGTCCCGTCGCCTTGCCGATGGTCGTATCGCGGATGCCGTAGTCGTTATACGCTTTCACCAGCAGACGCATGATTTCATAGCGGTCTCGCTGTTCTTCCTGCGTCTGCACGGGTCAGACGGTGGAAAGCCCTGCCTTGCTCAGGTACGCCAGCACACAGGGCAAGCGCTCGTTTTTGCAGGAGGCGACGATGGACGCGGCGCGGAGGTAATCGTCGTTCATAGTCTCCCGTGCCGGAAGCGTTTCCGCCGCCACTGTCTCCGGCTCCGCCGCTTGTGTAGCCGTTCCATACCCTCCCGTCCTGCGGATGGCTGGCAGCACTTCGGACGTGACCCAGCGCTTGAAACGCTTGGCGGCGGGGAGCTTACTGGACAGGATGAGACTGTACAGCCCGGACTCGTTGATAATGGTCATGTTGGGGTTCCCTTGAGTACCGCCCTGAATAGCACCCTGAATCAGGGCGCTATTCTTATCCTCGTCATCAACGTGAACGCTGATGGCGTTTCGCGGTTTTGCGTACCCTAACGCAGTCGCAACGTCGCGTCCAACAAACCACGGCATGTCCTCAATCATCAGGGAGCGGACAGCGCCGAACTCTTTATTGGCAAAGGTCTGCAATCCGTTCATTCGTCCACCGCTTTTCGGATGTTCTCCGTGCATTCGATAACTTCACGGAGGAGGGCATCGGAGATACGGTCGGCAGGGTTCATGCGGTCACACACGATGGACAGCGCTTCGTCGATGACGGCGATTTCGCGCAGGATGAGTTCGTACATTGAAATTTCCTCCTATCAGCTAAATATTATTGACTTTTGGCTGACAGGATGGTATGATGTAAATGAATTTCACACCATCCCGTACAGTCGGTGTGGTTGCGGGGATTCATTGCGGTAAGCGTTGTGATGTTAGCGGCATGTGCAACGCTTACTTTTTTATTTCGGCATAAAGCCGTTCGATTCCCATGCGCACGACAACAGATACCGGAACGTTGTAGTGCTGTGCAAGTTCTTTGAGGGCTTGCTCTGTTTCCTTGTCGATTCTTACCCTCAATTCCTTATCCTTGGGATTCTCAGCTTTAGGCCGCCCCACTCGTGGGCTCACCGTGTCACCTCCTCTGCGCCACGATGCTATTATAATTTATGTCGCTACAAAAATCAAGACCCTTTTTGAAAAACCGTAAATAAATTATTTTAACAAAAACCACTGCTAAAGTCAAATGTTTTTAGCTGGCGGCATGAAAAAAGGAGCGTGCTGTGCGCTCCTTGGGGATGTGTCAGACTGTGTGCTTATCCCTTCAACCGCTTAT